CAGGTGGTGGTACATCAGGTGATGTAACTTTAAATGTTGGAGCAGGAACTGGTATTGATGTTGCAGCAGATGCAATATCTGTTGATGTATCTGATTTTATGGCCAATGGTTCAAACAACAGAGTTGTTACAGCTACAGGTGCTGATGCAATGAATGGTGAAGCAAACATGACTTTTGATGGATCTACCCTAGTAATAACTGGAGCTATAACAGCAACAGGAGATGTAACAGCTTTTCAAAGTTCAGACAAAACTTTAAAAGAAAATATTACCAACATTGAAAATTCTTTAGATAAAGTTTCTAAAATAAATGGTGTTTATTACAATTGGACTAAAGAAGCTCAAGATAAGCATGACCATTTTGGAAAAGAAAAAGAAGTTGGTGTAATAGCACAGGATATAGAAAATGTTTTACCTGAAATTGTTGCAACAAGAAAAGACGGAACTAAAGCAGTTAAATACGAAAGACTATGTGCTTTATTAATTGAATCTGTCAAAGAACTTAAAAAAGAAATAGATTTACTTAAAAAAACAGGAGCCTAAATAATGGCTTTTGGTATTACAGCATTTGCAGAATCACCTTTTGCAGCAACAGGATCTGCAAATTTAACAATAGAAGTTACAGGTATTCAACTTAGTTCTCAAACTGGTTCACCTACAATTATAGGTGAAGCAAATATTTCTGTAACAGGAAATTTAATTACTTCAACCTTCAATGGTGCTGGAGTAAGTATATTTGCAGGTAATAAAGTATCTATTAGTGGTTTACAGTTAAGTAGTAGTATTGGTTCAGTAAGTGTAACGGCTACAGCAAATCAAAATTTAACAGGCCAGCAATTAACTTCCTCTATAGGAACTGCTGTTGCTGATGTAAACCAAGAAGTAGATATTACTGGACAATCTTTAAGTATATCTCAAGGGAATGTGTCTACTCAAGCTGAGGCAAATGTAGATACTACAGGAATGCTTTTAAACGCATCAACAACTTCTGTTACGGTTAGTGCAAATGCAGATGTTTCAGTATCCGGGTTATCTATCACCTCCACTATAGGAAGTTCTACAGCAAAAGCTGATTTTGTTTTTAACGCTACAGGACAATCAATGAATATGCTTGTTGGTCAAGCTTTTGCAGATGATGCTAGTGCAGAAATTACAGGAATATCAATGACTGCTTCGATAGGAACCGTAAAAAATATTATATGGACTGAAGTAGACACAGGAGTTGATGCAACTTGGATTGAAGTTGACACAGCAGCTTAAAAAAATTATTATGTTAGAAGGAGATTAAAATGGCAGTACCAAGCACAAACACAAAATTATCAGGTATACAATCAGAGTTTGGAGGATCAAATCCAATTAGTTTAAGCGAGTATTATTCTGGAGGTCCTTTAGTTCCTTCAGCTGCTCCTGCACCCAATGGACCTATTCCAAGTTCTGGTACAATTACAATGGGTGATTTTAGGGGTGCAGCAAATATATCTTTTATTTCTGCTAGTGGTGGATCAGTAAGCACATCAGGAGACTACAGAATTCATACATTTACAGGTCCTGGAACTTTTAGTGTTAGTGATGTTGGAGCTGGACCAATCGCTGGCAAAGTTGATTACATGGTAGTAGCAGGTGGTGGAGCAGGTGCGGGTTTGGAAACAGGTGGTGGTGGTGGAGCAGGTGGTTTTAGAGAAGCACATAATCCCTCAGTTTCTGGACCATACACAGCTTCTCCTATAGCAACATCAACTTCATTAAGTATTTCAGCAACGAATTTTCCAATTACTGTTGGTGGGGGTGGAGCATCAGCTCCAACTAGTGGTAACAAAGGTTCTAATTCAGTTTTTTCAAGTATAACATCTACAGGTGGTGGCTTTGGCTCAAATCCTGGTAGTGGTGGCCCCGGTGGATCAGGTGGCGGAGGTGGAAGAAATCCTCCTGGAGCTAAAGGTACAGGTAATAGTCCTCCAGTAAGTCCACCCCAAGGAAACCCTGGTGGTAATAGATTTCCATTTCCTTTTCAAAATGGTAACCCCAACTCTGCAGGAGGTGGAGGAGGTGCTACTGGATCGGGAACTAATGGAGCAAGTAACCAAGGTGGTCCTGGTGGAAATGGTGCAACAACAAATATTACTGGATCATCTATAACAAAAGCTGGTGGCGGAGGCGGTGGCGCCGAAGGTGGAAGTGGTGGAAATGGATCTGCTGGTGGTGGAAATGGAATAAATAATGGTGGAACTGGTAACCCAGCTCCCTCTAATACTGGTAGTGGAGGAGGTGGCACAGGTTGGGGACCTGGATTTGCAGGTCAAGGTGGAGCAGGTGGATCAGGTTTAGTAGTAATCAGATATAAGTATCAATAATTATGGCACATTTTGCAAAAATATCAGAAACTAATTTAGTTATGCAAGTTTTAACACTTGATGATAAAGATTGCATTAATTCAGAAGGAGTTGAGGTAGAATCAATTGGGCAAGCCTATTTAGAAACTCATAACAATTGGCCTGCTCATCTTTGGATTAAAACTTCATACAATACTTCGAAAAACCAACATAGAAACGGTGGCACTGCACTTAGAGGAAATTATGCAGCTGTAGGTTATACGTGGGACGCTACTAATCAACTCTTCTTACCTCCAAAACCTTTTTCATCTTGGGTAATAGATCACACAAATGCAGATTGGAAATCTCCAATTGGAGATCCTCCTGCATTAACTGAGGAACAAGAATCACAAAATCAAGCACTTACTAATAGATGGAGATATATTTGGGATGAATCTATATATAATGTGGACAATACAACTGGTTGGATTATAGTAGATAAGTTTTAATAAAGAATCAAAGGTAGTTTGTGAAATTAATTATTATCGGAAGAGGTAATGCAGGATGTATTTCAGCTATGCATTTTGGTTATTTTAGAAAATTTTTAAACACCAAAGTAGAAATAGAATTAATTTATGATTCTAAAATAAAACCTGTTCCAACAGGTCAAGGAACAACTTTACAATTTCCTGATTGGTTGTTTTATGCATTCGGTTCTAATTACGTAAATAGTTTTCCTGTGACTCAAAAAACAGGAATCATGTATGAAAATTGGGGTAAGAAACATAAAAAAATATTTCACCCTTTTCCGTTAGGTAGATATGCTTTACATTTTAACCCTAATCAATTTCAAGATTATGTTTGTAATAATTTAGATATAGACTTTACAGAAAAAGATGAAAACATAAAAAATTACAATGATCTAGATGCAGATTATATTATAGATTGCAGAGGCACTCCTAAATCTTTTAAAAACTATAACGATTTAGTTAACCCGTTAAATTGTGCACTATTAGCAAATCTTCCTAAAAAAGAAAATGATATTATGTGGACAGGGACTACAGCAACTCCTGATGGTTGGTGTTTTAATATACCACTACCTAATAATACTTCTATTGGTTATTTATTTAATAGTAACATAACAACAGTCAAGCAAGCAAAAAGTAATTTTAAAAAATTATTCGGAGTAGAAAACATAAATCATGTATTTCCTTTTAAACAATATATAGCTAAAGAAATGATTATTGATAACAGGGTTTTATTAAATGGTAATAAATTATTTTTTTTAGAACCACTTGAAGCAACAGCTATGGGGTCTTATGTAAAAACGTGTCAACATTATTACAATTTCATATTTAATGGTCACAGTAAAAAAGACACGGAACTTAAAATAAAAGATTGGGTGCATAAAATTGAAGAGTTTATTTTGTATCACTATTCTGCAGGGTCAATCTATGATACACAATTTTGGAAACATGCAATTCAACTTTATAAAAAAACGCCTACTAAATTGTTAGACAAGGAATTAAAAATTATAAAAGGTATGTCCGATTTAGATTTAACAAAAACTTTTACAAGCAGTGATGAGTTTGCTTTATGGCCACCTTTTAGTATTAAACAATGGTATGATGGAGTGGCTTCTTGAAAAAGAAAGTATTAAGTGAACAATCATTATATTATGGCTATGTTAATATGCCTAAAGGTTTTGAAATAGATAGAGAAGAACTTGTTAAAGATATTTCATCACTTTCTGATTCGACTAAAAAACATAAGTTTTCAAGAAATTGGGACAAGTTAAATACTTACATTAAAGATCATGTAGATATTAATTTTAAAATTTCTTTAACAAACAAAAATTCTTGGGGAAATGTTTTTCAACCTAATAAATTATCAGAACCTTTTCAAGAAGTAGACCCAATAGATTTAAAAAATTCTGCCGATTTTACAATGTTATATGGTGTAAAGGTCGATAAATGTTGGGTTAGAATATATTTCGATGATAATAGGCGTAAGGGAAGAAGTTGGGATGTAGAACTTAAAAATAATATGTTTATTATGTTTCCAGCAACCAACACATATATTATATTAAATGCTAATAAAAAGAATTTAAATTTTATTCAAACAACAACTTATCAAACAATTAATGAATCTATCTAATTATTATTGGTATTTTATATCTGCAGTACCTCCTAGAATATGTGATGACATAATTAAATATGGATTATCAAAAAAAGATTCTATAGCTAAAACAGGTGGCTATGATAATGACATACTTACTAAAGAAGAAATTAAAGATCTAAAGAAAAAGAGAGATTCAGATTTAGTGTGGTTTGATGATAGATGGATATATAAAGAATTACAACCATATATTCACGAAGCAAATAGAGGTGCTGGTTGGAACTTTGAATGGGATTGGTCTGAGTCTTGTCAATTTACAAAATATAAACTCAATCAATATTATGATTGGCATTGTGATAGCTGGGACAAACCTTATAATAAACCTAATACACCAGAACATTTAAAAGTTAGAAAACTATCTATGACTTGTCAATTAACAGATGGATCTGAGTATGAAGGAGGAGAATTAGAATTTGATTTTAGAAACTATGACTTATCCTTTGAAAATAAAACTAATCGTATTGTTCAAGCAAAAGAAATTTTACCAAAAGGATCAATTATTGTTTTTCCTTCTTTTGTTTGGCATAGAGTTAGACCTGTAACAAAAGGTGTAAGATATTCATTAGTAATGTGGAACTTAGGGTATCCTTTTAAATAAAATTAAATATTAATGTCATTTAAAAAAAATAAATACACTATAATTAAAAAAGCTATATCTAAAGATTTGGCTATTTTTTTAAATAACTATTTTAGTATGCAAAAAAAAGTTTATGACACTTGTATGCAAGCAAGATATTTTTCTCCATTTGAAACTATAATAGGATATTATGAAAAAGAGAATGAGCAAATACCAAACACCTATTCTCAATATGGTAATATTGCCATGGAAACTTTATTACTTAAATGCTTACCTAATATGGAAAAAGCAACAGGGCTAAAGCTATATCCAGCTTATACTTATGCAAGAATATATAAAAAGGGTGATGTTTTAAAAAGACATAAAGATAGATTTAGTTGTGAGATATCAACTACGATGAATCTTGGTGGTGATCCTTGGCCCATATATTTAGATCCTACGGGTGAGTCTAGTGTTATGCCAAATACAAATGAGCAAATTGAAGAATCAAAAAGACTTATAAAAAATCCTAATAAAGGAATTAAAATAGATTTAAAACCAGGGGATATGCTTGTATATTCTGGTTGTGAATTAGAACATTGGAGAAATAAATTTAATGGTAATGAATGTATTCAAGTGTTTCTACATTATAACAATAAAAATACTCTAGGGTCTAAAGAAAATATTTTTGACAAAAGACCCCATTTAGGTTTACCCCCATGGTTTAGTAAGTAATGTCTGTCTTAGTTAGATTCGTAAACGATTGTTTAAAAGAAAAAAAATATCCAGATAAATATGAATCATGGCATGTAGAAGGAATGCTTAAAAATAAATCAAATCAAATTTTTAAATTTGATGTAAGTGGTATGCAAAGGGTTGAAACTAATAAATATGAAAAAAAAGGTTACTTAAAAACAAAAGCAGAAAAAATGGTTTTTGAGACAGAAAAGAAATGGGTCATATTTGATTACGCAGAGCTAAATTCTTATATGAAAAAAAATAAATTAACGGATGTATTATTTGACGATCTATTGAATAAGTTAGAATGGACGACTATTATAAACAAATAAGCCTATATTGATTTAAACCTTTTTTATAGGTATAATACTTTTATGGCATCAACATTTTCATCAGATCTTAAACTAGAACTTATGGCTACGGGTGAAAACTCGGGTACATGGGGTACAAAAACAAATACAAATTTAGAACTTGTTCAACAAGCAATTGCAGGATATGAATCTGTAACTATTTCAAGTGGTGGCACTACAGCTTTAGTTATGAGTAATGCATCAATTTCTAATGCTAGAAATATGGTAATAAAGTTTGCAACTATTACACTTGCAAGTTCATCAATAGTTACAATACCAGATTCAATAGAAAAATTTTATATATTTGATTGTACTGCTTTAACAAATCCTACAAATCTTACAATTAAAACTGCGTCAGGAACGGGATTTGTACCAAATCTTTCAAAAATATTTGCAGCTTATGCAGATGGTACTAACTTAAAAGAAGTTTCTTTAGATACATTAGGTGGCAGTATAGGAACAACTTCTATATCTGACGATGCAGTAACAAATGCAAAAGTAGCAGACGATGCAATTCAAAGTGGTCAACTAGCTGATAATGCTGTTTTGACTGCTGCCATTTCTAACGTAAATGTGACAACGGCTAAAATAGCTGATGATGCTGTGACCGCTGCAAAACTACAAAGAAAATTTACTATAAGTACATCCTCACCTTCTGGAGGTAGTGATGGGGACATTTGGCTTAAATATTCAACATAGGATTTTGTATGGCTAATACCTATGGCAAAGTTTCAGGAACATTTCAAGAAATAGAAAACGCATATGGAAAAGTATCAGGCTCTTGGCAAGAAGCTGATGAGATGTATGCAAAAGTATCTGGAGTTTGGCAATTAGTCTTTGCAGCTTTTACAGCCACTTCATATGCAACATTAAGTTCAGGATCAGGAACATTTACAGTGCCAGAAGGTGCTAATGCAATTCACATAGAAGCTGGTGCTGGGGGAGGTGGAGGTGCTGCAGGTGGAATTGGATATGATAAAGCTGGTGGAGAATCAGCTGGAGCTGGTGGAGGATCAGGGGCTTTTGTATCAGATAAAGTATTTAGTGTTACCGAAGGTGAAACAATATCTTACTCAATAGGAAGTGGAGGTGCAGCAGGAAATCAGACAGCTAATTTTGGACAACCACGTACTGCTTCTGCAGGTACAAATACGACTTTGTCTGGATCAACTACAGGATCAATATTTACCTTAGGTGCTGGAGGGGGATCTAGTGGTACAGGTGGTGGTGTACAAGGCCCTTTAAGAACTAATACAGCAGGTACTGCAGGTTCGGCAACTATAAACGGAACCGCAATTACTTCAGGTAATTTTAGAGATTCAGACGGTGCAACAAAAGCAGTAACCTCAAATACATCAGGACCTGTTGGAACATTTAACCAATCAGGTAATGGTGCAGTAGGAGATTTATCAGGTTCGGGAAACTGTAGTGGAGATAACTGTAGTATCGCTGGAAATGATGGAGGTGATTCTTATTCGGGTAATATATCTGGAGGTTCAGGATCTCCAACAGGTGGTTCAAGTACTGCAGGAACTAGAGGATCTGGTGGTGGTGGTGGAGCGCATCCAACTACCAATGGATCTGCAGGTGGTAACGGAGAAGTTAAGTATAGATTTTTAAGAGTAAACTAGTATATTGCCTTATGGCAAATATATCTAAATGGTTTGGTTATCCCATATATATAACTAAGTTACAAAACTTTGAAGATATAAATAAAAAAATTGTACCTATAATACTTAAAGATATTACTCCCACCAATTCTCAATACTCACGGACCACGGATATTAAACCAAAAGAATTACAATCAATCGATGATAATTTACATAAAGATAAAAGATTTAATGAATTATACAAAGAATTATCTAAAGTAATACAAGGTTGTTTAACTGCACAAAAATATAATTTAAATTTGTTTGAAGCTTACATAACAAAGTCTTGGGCTACCTTATCTACCAAAGAACAGTTCATTTCTTACCACAGACACATGAGTAGCCATTTTAGTTTTGTCTATTATCCACAAGCTTATGAACAAGGTAATTTATTTTTAATTGATGATGATGTCCATAAAATAGGATTAACAATTCCTAAAAGAGATCCTTATTTTACAGAGTGGGATCAGAATAATTATGGTAAGGCAGAATACCCTGCAGAGACAGGTAATGTAATTATATTTCCATCTATGATGTTTCACGAAACTGGAAAGAATACAAAAGATATACCAAGACTATCTATATCAGGTGATATAATGTTAACTATGAAAGAAGGTGTTAAATCAGAACATAATATACCTTCTCCTGCGACTTGGATGAAGCTATAAAATGATGTAAAATAGCTTTATGCCTTTAACAAATGTCACAATAGCACCAGGAATTAATAAAGCTGATACTCCTTCAGGAGCAGAAGGTCAATGGATTGATGGAGACTTTATACGTTTTAGATACGGTCAACCAGAAAAAATAGGAGGCTTCTCTGCTATTGGATTAGAAACAATAGCGGGACCAACACGTGCTCAACATACTTGGACAGATCTAGAAGGTAGAAGGTATGCTGCACTTGGAACATCAAAAGGTTTATATATTTATTACGAAAATAAATTTTATGATATTAGTCCGTTAAGCACAGCTATAACAGGTGCAACTTTTACATCTACAAATGGATCAAATATTGTAACAGTCAATAAATCAAGTCACTCACTTGAAGTTGGTGAGTTCGTTACTTTTACATCTGTAACTGTGCCAGGACAAGCTACCACTCTTAATGGTACCATAAACAATTCTGTTACAACTATTACACTTACAAGTTCTACAGGTTTTTCTTCATCAGGTACTGTAAGAATTGGAGATGAACTAATTACATATACAGGTAAATCCTCAAACGATTTAACAGGGTGCACAAGAGGGACAAATAGCACTACTGCAGCTTCTCATACAAGTGGAGTAGCAGTAAGAGAAGCGACAGTCACAAGATATAATACAACAGATTTTACTAGTCTTACTTTTGAAATATTATCTACTCCAACTTCTGGAACATTTACTATTAAAATGGTTGATACAGAAACAGGAACAGGAATGTCTGGAGCAGGAGGAGCTTCAATAAATCCTTATGAAGATATAGGTCCTACAATACAAACTTATGGATTTGGTTGGGGCACGGGAACATGGAGTAGATTAACTTGGGGTTCTGCAGTCACTGCATCTGATTTAATTCTTGATCCAGGTTCTTGGTCTTTAGATAACTTTGGTGAACAATTAATAGCAACTATTAAGGATGGTAAAACTTTTGTTTGGAATCCAGGTTTATCAAATCCACTTGAACAAAGAGCAGTAATAATGACAGGAGCTCCAACAGCAACAAGACTTACAATAACCTCAGATAGAGATAGGCATGTGGTTCATTTTGGAACTGAAACAACAATTGGAGATACAGCTACTCAAGACCCTATGTTTATTCGATTTAGTGATCAAGAAAACTTTAGTGTTTATCAACCTACGTCTATAAATACAGCAGGTACATTTAGATTGGATACAGGTAATAAAATAGTGGCAGCAGTATCTGGTAAAGACTATAATTTAATTTTAACTGATCAAGCAGCTTACACAATGCAGTTTGTTGGTCCCCCTTTTACTTTTTCAATAAGACAAGTAGGATCTAATTGTGGTTGTATTGGTCAACACGCAACCGTATACGCAGATGGTAAAGTATTTTGGATGGGAGCAGGTGGAGGATTTTTTGTATTTGATGGTACGGTTAAATTACTTCCATCACTTGTGGAAGACTTTGTATTTACGACTACTGGAACAAATGTAGGGATAAATTATTCCTCTAATGAAATTATATACGGTTCGCATAATTCTTTATTTAATGAAATTGTATGGTTTTATCCTGCAGGCACTCCCGCAGGTAATCCTGCAGTACAAAACAATAGAGCTGTATTATATAATTATGTAGAAAATAATTGGTCAATAATGAGTTTAGCTAGAAGTTCATATGCAGATGCTAGTACTTATGATGTGCCTTATGCAACAGAATATAGTTCAACAAGTATACCATCTTTTTCAAATTTAAGTGGTGCTACAAATACTTTTGGTGCTACTACTTATTATGCTCATGAAGTAGGTACTGATCAAGTAGATTTAGACGGAACACAAACAGCAATTTCTGCCTATGTTCAATCGGGAGACTTTGATTTACCTACGGATGGTGATGGACAGTTAATGTTAAGGTTAAGTAGATTTTTACCAGATTTTAAAAATTTACAAGGCAACGCTGTAGTAACTATATTTTTAAAAGATTTTCCTGTTGACTCTGGAACTTCATCACAACTCGGTCCCTTTACTATAACTTCTTCAACAGAAAAAATAGATACAAGAGCACGAGGTAGATTAGCTAATATAAAAATACAAAATACAGCTATTGACGAAACATGGAGATTTGGTACATTTAGAGCAGATGTCAATCCAGATGGTAGAAGATAATGGCTAAAATAAATGTATACATTCCAGAGCCTCCTGCTGAATATTCAGTAGAAGGGTTTAGACAAATTAACCAAGCACTAGGAACAGTAGAAAATCAATTAAACACTTCTTTTCAAGAAGATTTAAAACAAGAAGTAGAAAGGTTTACTTGGTTCAATGGCTAATATATATAAAAACGCAAAATTAGATTTAACAACTAATTCAGTTACAACTTTATACACTGCTCCTATTAATGCTAGAGCCATTATAAAATCTTTATTAGTATCAAATGATGCTGGAAGTGCAGCAACAATAACTGTAACATTGACTAATTCAGCAAGTGCTGTATTTAGTTTATTTAATGTTAAGTCAATAGCTTCTAATACTACTGAACAATTATTAACAGAACCTTTAATATTATTAGAAAGTGAAATATTAAAAGTTACTGCATCAGATGCTAATGAGTTACATGTTGTAGCATCATTATTAGAGATTAATAGAGACGATCAAAATGGCTAGAAAATTTAAGGATTTTGTTGAAAGAGACCAACCCAGAAAAAGACCTAGAAGACATTGTAAGAGCCCTAATAAAAAAAAGAAGTTGCAGAATAATAAAAAATATAATAGACAAGGACGGAGACAAAAATGAGTGATATA